GGAAATTTAAGACCACCTGTAACTACCAAGCCATCAAGATTAAAAAAAGGATCATCAGCTTATAATAGAAGAAAATCTTTTTGTAGTCGTATGCAAGGTATGAAAAGAAGATTAACTTCTGCTAAGACAGCTAACGATCCTAATTCAAGGATAAACAAAGCACTCCGTAAATGGAACTGCTAAAACAAAGGAGAAACACAATGCCAATGGTAGGAAAAAAGAAGTTCGCATATACTAAGAAAGGCAAAGCTGCCGCTAAAAAATATGCAAAAAAATCTGGTAAGAAGATGAAATCTAAATACTAGATGTTAACTAAATTAATAGCAAAACTAACAGGAGAAACGATAGTGCCGCTAAAAAAAGGATCAAGTCAAAAAACAATATCAGCTAACATTAAAAAAGAAATCAAAGCTGGTAAACCAAGAAAACAAGCTATTGCAATTGCATTAGCTAGTGCAGGTAAATCTAAAAAGAAGAAGAAAAAGAAATGAAGAAAGGTTATCACAAAACAAAATCTGGCAAGATGGCCAAAAAAGGTTTGTACTACAACACCAATCAAAGAAAAAAGAAAGGTGTTAGTAGGAGCAAAACTAAATCTACAATTTCACCCAAAGCATATAGCAGGATGAAAAGTGGATTTAAAAAAAGTTAGGCGTAGCTTGTCAAAAAAAAAGCTGGGATGATGGTGGGTAGAAAAAAACTTTGGAAGAAAAATACTAAGATTATTAGGAATATTGGTATCTGCAAATATTGCAATAAAAACATAATTTCTGATGAACCCTTTGTTATTTTTGCAACTAAAGAACCAGCTCACTATGTCTGTATGAAAAAAGACTCAGAGGAAAATCAATTATAGATTGATAGATTGTTTTAATTTGACTATAAATAGGATTGCACACCTTTGAGCTAGTGCATTTCTTATTCTTAGAATACACTAGCTCACACTAATTATTTACGCTGTTATTTTTAATTTTTCTTCTTCTAAATTCATTTCATCTATTACTTCAGAATAAGAATTTGGGTTAGGATAATACTTTTCATTTCTAACCTGATTGTTTCTGTTTAATTCAGCAGGATTGTCCTCATATCTAAAATTAGATTGGTTCTGAATAACATCAAATCCTTCAAAGAAATATGTTATAGGAACATTTAAAGCATAAGACAGTATGAATAACTTAGCTGAACTTACGCTGTTCTTTCCTTTCTCATATTTTTGAACTTGTTGAAATGTAACTTTTATTTTATTTGCAAGTTCAGTTTGAGTCCAATTCAAATCTATTCTTTTCTTTCTTATCTTCTTGCCGATATGAATGTTAATGTTTGTCTCACTTTCGTTTTTGTATTTAGCCATAGATATAGCTCTCCTTTCTTTCTTTTTATAATGTGAATTTCTTTTTAACTAGAAATTCTTATTTGTTTACTTTCTTCAGCAATAATAAGATTAGCAATTCTTGCTATCTCATTTTTTTTTCTTTCAGCAAAACTTTTGTATTTATTCATTAGTATTGCTGCCTTTTCCTTTTTCTGCTGAAGTTCCTTTATTGTTAAAGGGTTGTACTCCATGCTCCTCCTTTTTTTTAACAAGCGATTTAACTAATCTAGTATTTGTTATAGATACTTTAGCTCTATCACTTGCATTTATTTGATTTGCGGCTTCCTCCACAGAATCAAATTCTTCTTCCATTACTACAGTCATTTCATAATGATATATTTTTTTACAACTCATAGTAATTATTGACTTTCAATTTACTTCTTTTTGACAGTTCAGTCAAGCTATACTTTCTCATAAAAACATCATTGGATTTTATCAATCCTAGTTTTTCTGCATCTTTCATTAATACACCTATTCTTTGCTTAGACACTTTTAGTTCGCTTCCTATCTCATTTAATTTAGGCCAGTATTCATTTTCAGAATGATAACTATTCATAAAATCAACTATTTTTTTAATTTGTGGACTAAAAAATATTTTATTCTTGTTTTTCATTATTATTAATCTCCATTCCTTGTACCATTAATTTCAATAAATGATTATACCCAGCAATATCTTTATGTGTATCTTCTTTATATATATTTTTTTTTGAACCATCTTGTATTGTCCTTGTTAATTTAAGTACAATCATTAACTGAGGAACTATTGTTATTGGAACTTTAATTTTTTTCTTATTAATTACTTCAAGGGTAGATTTAATAAAACTACTTACGATATGACAATTCCCATCAAAATCTCCATATTCTTGTTGTTTTCTTTTTAATAATTCTTTTGTAAGTTTTTCACCTATGTCTATCCATTTTATATTATCGTCATTCATCTTTGCTCCTTATTAAATTTTAATAAAGGGGTGTTAATTTACAACTAGGGAAATAAAAAAAATAACACCCCAATATATTACAGTAGGTTAAGTTCTAGGAACTCCTCTTACTTGTAATTTATGAACTTCTTTTCCATCATCTTTTCTATTAATGTATTCAGTAAGTTTTATTTCTTCGCCTTTTTTGTAGTCCTTTTCACATTTGAAAGAACCCCAAAATTTGTCAGGGTTTTCATTGTCTCTGTTTAGATACCCTGTTCCTTCTTTTAATACAAATTCTGACATTTTTACCTCCTATTCATTTTCATTTTCATCAGTTTGTTATCTAACATAATTATTTGTTTCCCTTCTTTTGTTTTAAGAAAATCAGAATAATTATGCGTCTTGTTTATTTCTGATTTTAGTTTAGCTAACTTTGTTGTTAAGCCACTAAGATCAGATTTCTCAGCATTTAAACCATTTTCAATTTCTGAAAGTTTATCTGCATAAGAATTTTGTTTTGTTGGTTTTTTATTTTCAACTATTTCTTTTTTAGTTGTTTGAAATAAAACATCATCAATTGGACTATCAACCTCATCTTCTGAATAGACAAATCCATGCAACCCAATTAATTTTAAGATAGCTCTATCAATAGCTCTTTTCTCAGCCATAGCATAAGGATAACTATTTTTATTATTTTTTGGTGAAGCTTCCCCATAAGTGATTACTTTTTTATTACCTAAAGAAGCATAACATTTGATTGCCACAACACCCATTTCAGAGTTTTTTTCTACTTCTTCTAAACTATCTATGGAAACCTTTTTATGTGTGCCAGCAATTTCAATGTATCTATGCTTCATACAAGTTGCTCCATGTTTTTCCCACAAACAATCTTTTTTATTAAATTTTAATTCAGTTAAAATATTTTCAACTATCGGATCAATTTTCATTTATTCCCTTCCTTTTGTATTATTTGGTTTACGATTTCTTCTTCTTCTTTCTTTTTTTCTTGCTTATAAACATTCCTAGCTATTTCTTCTAATTTTTCTAAGATTTCTTTATTTATAATTCTTTTAATATCTTCACTTGTTAGATCACCACATCTATAAGTTTTCATAAAAGTCCTCCATTTTTTTTATGTCTTCTTCTTGCATATTTTCTAGCATAAAATTGTTCTTCCAGTTTCTTATCTCAGACCAATCAACACCAATCATTGTAGCAAGTTTTTTTATACTACCATCTGCCATTCTTAACATTTCTTGTCTTTGAATGTTTATTTGTATAAATTTTTTAAAAAAATATTTCAGTCCATTATTAGATAATTCCCAACAATTATTACTATCAAACATAGTGTAATCTTTATTGTCAGAATAAATTAAAAAAGGTTTGTAATCTTTGCAGACTTTTGAATATAGTGCTACTTGCATACAATGTGTAAATTGCGGTGATTTAATTTTGTTTGGACTTCTGTATAAAAGCTTATCCCCTTTAGAGTAAACTGAACCAAATCTATTTTTATGTTCAGTCAATATTTTAAGATCATCATTATAACAATCTATGTACCCCTCAGTAGCTAAACCTAAAGTTTTACCCATATAGACATCATCAAACCATTCTGAAAAAAATTTTTCTACTTTCCAGGTATTAAATTTATTTCCTGAAATATCTTTAATGGCTTGAATATGGTTTTTTACATAAACTAAAATTTGCTCAGATATGATCTTAGCTTTTTCTTTTTGTTTATCTTTATATGGTGTGATCTTTACAAAATCATCAAAGTTCTTTTGCACATCTTCCATTTTAAATATGTTAGTTAATATTCCTTGAAAATAATCATGCACTTTAGTTCCAGCATTAAAACTAATGCTAGGATTTTCTGGAAGAAAATTTAAATACTGTTTTAAGGGGTACTTAATAAACCAAACATTATTTTGTAATGCTGTTTGACTAGGTGAAGTTGTGGCTTTTGTAAAGTCTCCCTTTATATAGACTTCGTCAGTTATCCTTTCATTCATTGACAAATCATTTATATATTTTTCAATACAAAGTCAACACTTTAAATATTGATTTATGGATAAAAAAATGTATAAGCAATTAATGTTTCCAGAATGGGTTTATTATAGGAAATGGAAAATTAAAATAGAATATATAGGCAAAAAAAAGGCAAACAAACTTAATTGTTTGGCTATGTATTTGCCTGATAAAAATAAAATTTTAATTTTAAAACACCAGTCCTATGAAAATATTATTAATTCTTTACTGCATGAATGTTTGCATGCAATCTGTAATTTAGATAACCTAGAGGTTGCAAAATATGGTGAAGAAAAGATAGTATCTAATTTTTCAGACGCTATCATAAGATTAATTAAACAAAATCCTTTACTGCCAAGACTACTAAAAAAAATTAAAAAATGAATTTAGAAACTATAAATTTAAATTGGGAAGAAATATTATCTGGAGCAATTACTGGCCTGTTAAGACAATCGGAAAGTATGAGACAAAATATTGCTTGGGGTCATAATGCTAATTTTAACATTTATGATAAGTGGGGTATGACTATTTCTGGCTCATTATGCGAACAAGCTTTAGCTAAGAAAATGAAAAGTTATTTCAGTCATAGCGTAAATAATTTTTATGGTTCTGACTTAACCATTAATAATAAATCTGTTCAAGTAAGATCACAATTAATGTCAAAAAAAACTAACAATCTTATCATAAGACAGGGTTATAAAAAAACAGACTATTATTTTTTAGTGGGTGATGATACACCTACATACACATTCTTTGGATACATAGCTCCAAAAAATATTGAAATATTTGGTGAATGGACAAATTTTGGCCATAATTCAAGACCTTATGTTTGGTCTATTCCAATAGATAAATTAAAACCTATTAGTCAGTTTAAATATGAAAGATAAATCATTCTTTAAAGTTGAACATCAATTACTGGATAATACAGTTCTTAAACCAGTTGAGAAATGCCTTTTAATGCTCCTTAGAAGACTTAAGACAGCTCCTAGAGGGTGTACCCCTAGTCACTCCTACCTTATGAAAAGAACCTCAATTAAACACAGGAAAACGCTTGTTAGACATTTGGATAAACTTCAATTGTTTGGTTATATAACTTGGCAAAATAGGGGGAAAAACCAGACTAACAAATATTACTTTAGGGAAGATAGCCAATTTCAATCCATTCTGCAAAGCAACCTAAGATTAAGAAGTAAAATGTCCTTACAGCAAAAACAATTATACAATGATAGAAAGTTATTAAAGGGTATAAACAATAAAAAGGTAGTATTGATTGAAAGCTTAAAGAAATAGGGGAGGTATAATTTTGTCACCTATGGGTGTATAAAAAATATACCTGAATTAAGATATATAATATTAATAATTACTAGCTACAAATATGGTACAGAGCAAACAAATACAATATTGTCTTAGCAGGGTTAGGAAGTCTTTAAATGCTGACTATAGAATGGCTATAAAAAGAAATAAAAGTAATAGACCAAAGAACCCCCCCCTGATTGATTTACTTGAATACTTAAAAAGTAAAAAGGTGTCCGATCTTGAGCTTGATAAAGTTGTTAATGATTATTGGAAAGCTGTTGAAAAAGACCCAAACTTTGAAAAACAATTTGCACAGCAAATCAAGAACAAGTATAATAAAAATGTTTAAACACAATATCTAGGTATTAAAATACTTTTCCCAAAAAGTATTTGGATATGGCCAGTTTCTTACCCTTTCAAACTGGCCTATCCTCCTTGATCTTCTTTGTAATCATCAAGTTTTTTTAAGTTATTTATCTTGCAAGTTAATAAACTTTCTACGCCTATAAGTTCTTTGTCCAAGTCTGATATAATACAATTACCATTAGAATAATTAGGATGAGACATAACCATACCATATATGCCTCTACCTTGATGAAAAACGTAATCACCCTTTTTAATAATCATAATATTTCCAATTTGTTCTAAAGTCCCACTTGCAAAAAAATATTTTTAAATCTTTCAATTTCAAAAAAGATTTTAAATACTTTTTATAAATTTTTTGGCTTGATTTATTTGGAAATGATTTATCAAAAGATGAATTATAAAACTGGTTTTGATGTTTTAAAAAAGCATCTACTGATTTTTTGTGCTTATAATCAATATTAATAATAGTTGGTTTATCACTTAATCCTCCAGGATGCATATCGCCAGAAGTAGATATTAATTTTAAATCAATCATTATTCCACCTCCTCTATTTGATCTATGCTTAATCCATCAGCATTTTCAAAATTCTCATCATCCCATTCTGATAATGGTTTATTCAATGCTTTTTTTTCTGCTTCTTCTTCGTTCTTAGCTTTTATTTCTATTTCATAAGTAGAATATAAAGTTTGACTAGCTGTTATTTTGTATGTCTTCATTATTTCCCTTTGGTTGTTTGTTGTTAAAATAATCCCTTACAATCATTTTCCAAGCTAATTTATTTTCTTTTTGTAAAGTTGTCAATAGCAAATAAACTGTCTGTTTAAGATCAGTATTATTCCCAACCTTTAGATTTTCTATATTTTGTCCAATAATCATTTTTTATTCTGTTCCTTTCTTTTAAGTAATGACTGATACCCAATATCAAAGCTGACCCTATTATTATTATTAGTTCCATTAGTACCCCCACCTTTTAAAAGTTTCTTCGATCATATCTTTTAATTGATAAGTGCAACAATAATCATTATTTTTATTAGATTTACATATTGCTTCTATCTCATCAATTAACTCTTGTTTATTTTTTAAATCTTCTAACTCTAATTGTTCATCTGTTTTTAGTGCTTTCATTTATTCCCCTTTGTTATGTGTTTAAGATCGTCATAATTAGAACACCACTTATAGAAATCTTTATTGGTATTCTTATATTCTTTATTAAAATCATCATCATCATTTAATAAAGATTGATATTCAGTTAATGCTTCCTTAAATGTCTTCATTTATCCTCCTTTACTTCTTTTATTTCTGGGTCAACATAATCGTTAAACTCACTAAATTCTAAGTCGCCAACATCAGCATCAATCATTTTACCTTTTTGATCGCCATAGAATATTCGCCAAGCTTGTTCTTCATTTTTAGCAAAAACAATTGTGTCTCTACTCATAACTGGCATTGAATTAATAATGTATTTTTTCATTTTTAACCTCATCATTTTTAATGTTTTCTGACCCACAGAAAGCACAAACCTCAGTCATTTCAGATAATTCGTACCAGCTATAATTTTTCTCAGGGTCAAACTCTTTCAATAGTGTTCCATCAGTAAAGCTACAATCTAAACATTTCATTGTTTGTCCTTTTCTTTTTGTTCGCAATAATCAGTTAAAAACTCATCAACATAATAAGCTGTTGTAGCGTCTATGTCTGTGATGGTTTCTGTGTACCAAGTTTTATTGGGTCTTTCCATTGTTGTAACAATAGCCCAACCTGTGCATTTGTCAGTCATTGTTTCCCCTTTGTTTGTCTGATTAAGTTAGTTAATAGTTTATTTGCTTCATTAAAATCTTCCATTATTTCATCATCATCAAAAAATAACTGGTCATTTTCTGAAGTCCAACCTCTAGGAAAATATTTTTGTATTAAGTCGCATAAATCATCATAAAAATAATCTATGCTTTTAACTTTTTTATTTTTATTTTTTTTCATCTTCTTCCCTTTGTTTTCTAGTGTCTTTAATGTACCAATAAATAGTGACTGGAACAGCAATAGCTACGCTTATTATATTTAATAATAGATTTTCCATTATTTCCCCTTTGTTATTATTACATTAACTTTTTTTATACCTTTCCAATTTTTATAAGGTACTATTTCATATTTATCCTTGCTAGTGTTAGCCATAGCTAAACTAGCTTTAATATATGCTGTCCAATTATTAGAAAGCATTTCCTGTTTTTGTTTGTCTGTCATTTGTTCCCCTTTGTTGTATTCACAATATATAATTGTAAATTATTTGTCAATACTAATTATATTCCCTAAAATCAGGAGCTATTATTCCATAACCTCCCCAATCTTTATGAATATTTTTATCTTTACTAAATTTGTCACATAATTTAAGAGCATAACCTCTAGGATCACCATTAAAAAAGACTTCATTAGTGTTTAAAATCTTCTTAACTTTGTCAATTATTTTAGTAGTCTCACTATCAATGTTTTGAGTAATACCATTACAATAATCTTCGGCTAATCTATGAGCTTTATTTTCTAACCTAAATAATTTTTTACCTAGTTTAATACTGTCAATATCTAGATTAAAAATAGCTTTAAGATTATCATTATGTTTTTCTATTTGATTGTACATTTTTTGTTTTTTGTCCATATTATTTACCTTTTTATTGATTGTTATTGATGTAGTCTTTAGCTAATTTAATAACTGTTTCAGCTTGTTTTTGGTTTAAATTGTGAACAGCTTTTAAACCCTCTAAAAGCATTTTATATTGCATTCCCTCATTTTCAGGCAAAAACATTAAATTGTTATAATGTCCATTTATTAAAGTATATATTGCAAAGGATATATTTTTATCTTTATTAAAAGTATATGCTTTGTGACTTAAATCATTAATCATATTTTCCCTTTGTTTTATTTGTTTTATTGTATATATTAAACATACAACCTTTTATAATTTATTGTAAATGATTTGTCAACATTAAATATTAAAATAATTATATGAATAAAACTAAATTTACACCTGAGACCCTAGAATATATATTTGAGCAATTGGCTTTAGGTAGAGGTATTAAAAAGGTTTTAGATGATGATAAGGTTAAGGCCAGTTGGGAGGGCTTTAGAAAGTTATTACATAAAAAACCTAAAATAAGAGAAGAATATGAAACAGCAAAGCAAGATGGTGTTGATTATCTATTAAGTGAAGCAAGCGAACAATTGCAAACAGCTATTAATGAATTTAAGATAAATGGCAAAGGTGATCTAGCAATTAGCCATTTAGTAAAAGAAGCTGTAGCTTTAAGTAAGTGGAAAGCTACCCATTTATTGCCTAAATATTCTAATAAAACGCAAGTTTCTTTATCAAATCATAATGATAAACCCTTGATTGTAAAGTGGTCTAAAGAATAATAAACATTAAAAAGATTAATTAAATAAAGGATTACTGTAAAGTTGTTGCAAACTTTGTCCACAAAGTTGCCTAAACAATCTATAAGAAAAAAAATATAATGCTAGTTGCATACAAGTAAAATACAAGTTGCATTATTCGCTTTAAGATATTACTGATAAATCGGCACTATCAGAACAATCTAGCAAGTGTGTTGTAAAATCAAGGAAGGGGGGTTTTAAAATGACCCCTACCGCTAAAATTTTGACGCTGGCGTTGATAGCGTTAATAGGAGGTACATACAAATAAATTAGAAAGCCCACTATGTTTGACGATAATAAACCAAAGATATATGCTATAGTTCTTGTATCTGAACATAACAATTCAGTATCAGTTCATTTTGAAGGATTTTCTGATTTACAAGATGCTAAAGATTTTAGCCATTACATTATGGAAGAATTAAATATAGAAGATATTAATAATCCAAAAGATTTCACAGTTCACTAGGTGGGGGGTTTTGTTTAAAAGATGTCAGAAATTGTAATTCCATACTCACCAAGAAAACTCCAAAAATTTTTGCACAAAGAAATGCTTAAGCACCGATTTAATGTAGTCGTTGCACATAGGCGGTCAGGCAAAACAGTAATGTGTATTAATCACATGATTAAGGATGCCTTAACCAGTCCTAAACCAAACCCAAGATATGCTTTTATTTCACCCACATTCAAACAAGGTAAATCAACCGCTTGGGATTACATAAAAACCTATGGCAAGAACATCCCTTTTGTTAAGTTTAATGAATCAGAATTAAGATGTGATTTTCCCAATGGTTCAAGGGTTACTATTTTAGGTGCTGAGAATGACCAGGCGTTAAGGGGTATATTTTTAGATGGTTGTGTAATGGATGAAACCCAAAATATTAGTTCTACATTATTTCCAGAAATCATCAGACCTGCTTTGGCAGACCGCAAGGGTTGGTGTATTTTTATAGGTACACCCAAAGGACAAAATTATTTTTATAAATTACACAAAGAAGCAGAATCTAAAAAAGATTGGTGGACAGGAGTATTCAAAGCATCTGAAACAAAAATATTAGACAAAGAAGAATTAGAGGCGGCACAAGCTGTAATGTCTTCAGATTTATACGACCAAGAATTTGAATGTTCATTTCAAGCTGCTATCACAGGTTCTTATTATGGGGCTATCATTGAAAATTTAGAAAACACAGGAAAGATAACAGATGTGCCTTATGATGAAAATTTAAAAACAGAAACCTGGTGGGATTTAGGTCTTAAAGATTCCACAGCAATTTGGTTTGTGCAAAGACATGAAAACGAAGTTAGGGTTATTGATTATGAAGAATCCTCTGGTGAAGGTCTTGATTTTTATGCAGACCTACTAGATAGCAAACCTTATAAATATGATAGACATATAGCTCCACATGATATAAAAGTTAGGGAATTAGGAGCTTTTGGAAAATCAAGGTTGGAAAGTGCTTTAGAATTAGGTATATCATTTGATGTAGCACCTAAACTTTCAATTGAAGATGGAATAGAAGCTGTGAGAAGAACATTACCTAATTGTTATTTTGATAAAAATAAAACACATCAAGGTTTAGAAGCTTTGAAAGCTTATCAAAAAAAATGGGATGAAAAGAATCAATGTTTTAAAAACAGACCGATTCACAATTTTGCCAGTCATCCTGCTGATGCGTTTAGATATGGTTGCACTTTTGTAGGTGGAGAGGTGACAGACTGGAAAAAGGAAATTTTTGTTGATACAAGATATATAGTTTAATTATGCCAAAAAAAAGAATCAAACGACTAGAAGATCCAGATTTAAAAAACATTTTACAATCACACATAACTAATGCTTTAGGATTTTTAGGCGGAACACTTTCTACTCAAAGAGAAAAATCTTTAGAATATTATCAAGGAGACAAGTTAGGAAATGAAATAGATGGAAGATCGCAAGTTGTAAGTACAGACGTTGCTGATACAATAGAAAGTTTATTACCTAATTTATTAAGGGTCTTCACAGCATCAGACAGGGTTGTTAATTGTGAACCAGTTAAAGCAGAAGATGCTCCTTTAGCAGAACAAGCCACAGCATATCTCAATCATATTTTTTACAAAGAGAATGATGGATTCGTTTTACTTTATAATTTTTTTAAAGATGCTCTTTTGGAAAAGAATGGAATCTTAAAAGTTTATTATGATGATACTGTTACAGTTGAACATGAAACTTATAAAAATTTAACCGATCAAGAATATCAAGACATCATAGATCAGGA